CATACTCGTAATCCCAGGCTTGTTTGTTGAAACAGCCAGGACAATGAAGTGAGCAACCAGAAACGAAAAGGGAAACGCGCCAGCCAAGGCCATTAGCAACATCACAATCAAGAATTTGGGAATAGTTCATCTTGAGTCCTTCTAAACTTTTACTGCTACGCCATTATGCTTTACGCGTTGCTTTACTTCATCCTGCTTGCCCTTGTTGAAAGCAGTCGTGTAATTTCCTGTAAGATAGCCAGTAACACGGCGAAGCCGCTGTATGTCTTCACTTCCACATTCAGGACATTTGTCGTTTATCTCTCCTTGATGCCCACACGCCATACAAGTATCCGAAGGCACGTTTATAGCAAAGTATGGAATGTCTTTTTCCATCGCATAGACAACAAGTTTTTCAAGCGCTTCAATGTTGTTTAGCGTGCCAGAATCAATTTCAACATATGTTATAGCACCAGCATTTGAATATCCTGTAAGTTTAGATTCAATGTCAATCTTTTGAAATGGAGTCATTTTACGCCAAACTGGAACATGCATTGAGTTAGTGAAGAATTCTTTGTCAGAAACTTTATCAATGACTCCATACTTCTCTTGGAATTTCTTCATCGCCGTATAGCAGAGGTTTTCAGCAGGAGTGTAATAAACGCCGAAGTTCAATTTCAGATCTTTCTTGAATTTTGCACATTTGTCTTTGAATAACCGTTCAATCCGTTCAGCAAGTTCCATTCCTCTTTTTGTTGTATGATCTGTTCCAATAAGCAATTGTAGTGTTTCTGCTAAACCAAGCTGTCCAATAACTAGCGTTCCATGTTTCAATGCAGAACGTATTCCTTCTTCAGAGTGATAACCGCCCATCGTACCATTTTCATACATAAATTTTGCTGATTTCGCTGGCTGTGAACAGATCCAATCAAATCGTTCAAGCAGCATATCCTTCGCTTCATTGATCTTCTTGTCAAGCAGCTTCATGAACTTTTCGATGTCGCGGTCTGCTTCCATTGCAAGAGTTGGCAATATAATTGTAGTAGGAGCAATATTTCCACGCGAATCTTTTTGAGCAGCAGAATATATATTGTTCTTTAATTTTCCAGATTCTATAACAGACAAAATATTTTCTTTAATAGAATCAATAGCATTGATATCCGCTCCGTTGACTGTTCTACAACCCATGGTTGATGCCATTTCAATTGGTAATTCTGTTTTTCTAACTATTATTCTTTTCATTTCAAATTACTTATTTAAGTTTTCCAAGTTTAAATCCTTCTGGACATTCTTTAGAAAGAATTTGAATAATACCATCGTTGTACCATCTTTTACCAAGATTTGCTAATCGCAATTTTTCTTTTGTTTCTAAAGATGTTTTTCTTCCTTTTAATTTCAATGATATTTTCTTATTTCTTTCAAAAGAATATCCACTATGTTTTTTTCTTCCAGGTGTAAATCCGCTTGGTGGAATTGCGTTTTTATTAATAAGAATATCTATAATTCCATTCGTGTAATATTTTTTTGTTCCTTTTGTTGGATTTTCTAATCTCCCCTTTGTCCAACCATTAGGAACTTCACTTTCAAAAAACATCATTTCTTCATTTGTAGTTGGATTAAAATACCAATGCTTTCCTTTTGCGCTATCTAATTTCAGATTTTTTTGATTTTTTCTAGCTAATCTGATTTTTTCTAATGTCTCTTCCGTGTGTTTTATGCCTTTATGGCGTATAGATATTCTTCTTTTTGTTTCTTCTGTTTGCGTCCATCCTTTATGCGTATAATTTGGATGTCCTTTTAGTTTATCAGAAATTTTTTGCAAAGATTCTTTTGAAAGTTTTTTGCCATACATTCCATTTTTTTCTCCAGAAACAGCATTGCTTATTCTTTTATTGACTTCATTTCCAAGATTTCCGCCTTGTCCGCCAATAGCTATATTATAGCACATTGGATTACTATGATAACAACTTATTTCTGGAACAAGTTCTATTTCTTTTTGCTTCATTTCTTCTTCTGTATTGAAATCATACATAAGAATCTTAACAAAATTTTCTATTCCATATTTTTGTTTTGCGTTTCCTATAAATAATCCACTTCCTGAATATTCGTCTAATGGATTTCTTGTCTTATGTTTTCCAATATAATACATTCCATTTATAAGATTTACCATCTTATAAATTAAAAAATGTTCATCATTTTCATTTATACAAGACAATCCTGATATTTTCAAATTGCCTTCTGTTGTATATTCAACATTATCTTTTAATAGAGATAATTCATTTTCATTCATTTTATTTGCCTTTATTTTTACAACGTTTCTAGTAAAAACGTTATCATTATTTACATTTTTTTGAACAAAAGGAAAAGCAGTTAGATTGATAGATGAATGAGAACTATCAATCAAATTACTTACTAGATAATCTGTCCTGCTATTCATTTTATTCTTCTATTACATCTAATAAAAGGATATCTTTTAATTCAGGATTTTTTTCTAATTGCTCAATCAACTTTTGATACTCATCTTTACTTAACGAATCAATCATCTTTTGACGATTTTCTCTATCAAAAGACACCCATTCATTCTGTATCGTCCAATTGCAATTACAATAGTTTGGATATAGTCTTGTAGAAGTAGATTTTAGTGCAAGCAAGAACAGATCGTAGTTTGGATCGTCTGGCTTGAGATTTATTCCTTTTCCTACCTGAAAAATTCCACACGGAAAAATACTTGTTCTATGGAACTTTCCAACTCCCTTTATCGATCCATCAAGTAGAGCTTTGATGACCATTCTACCTTCTAGTAAAGTGCAAGTTCCATAGTTGATTGACGTGAACGGAAGCTGGTTTCCACTGCGGGACTGAAGAGAATTAAGATTGTGATACATTCCTTCAACGGCTTGATACAGCTCTTCGTTTGTTTTGTCAGACGCATATTGATATGCTTTTTTGTCAAGCTTGTAAATTGGATCATCAATTGATACATCTTCTGCATTGCAATCTTCTATTTTCTTCACGTTTGAAGTAACAGAAGCAGCTTCCTTTGAGATATATTTCAGACCATCAAGATAATGACGTTTGAAAGATTTGCGAACGTATGGAACCATTGTCCAATCGAGATGTGTTGCAGCTACTCCACCAAATTGTTGAAGTGATTGAAGTTGGAAAATTACAGCTACAAGTTGCATAGCCGTGTTGATAGACTGAGCTGGACGAATGTCTACTTGTCTTGTATTGAAGCCTTCTTTTAAAAGTTTGTCAAACGGAATCGACAAACAATTATGAGAACCAACAGCATAAGCATCGAGATCATGAATGTAAATCTCATTGTTCATGTGATTTTCACGAGCTTTTTTCGATACAAGATTTTGAAGCGCATAATCTTTCATTATGAAAGACGCGGCTTCGCCTATTCGTCCACCAAAAGAAAATTCGTCAACATTTGCATTTTGATTGACAATATTAGTAGCCATCAATTTTTCTGTTAGAGACTTGTTCTGTCTCACTCTTTCTTTTTCATAACGATAACGGATATAACATTTTGCTATTTCATATCCAGTTGAAGCCATCAACCGCTTTTCTATTTCGTCTTCGATTTTGTCAATTGGAATTGGCTCTTCAAAGTCCTGGCAAACGTTAAATACTTCTTCAGAAATACGTTGAATGGCTTTTTTCGTAAGCCTATCTTCACTATTAACGTTATCATTAGCTTTGCAAATCGAATCGAAAATCTTCTTTTTCGACAATGTTTCTATTTTTCCGTTTCGTTTGATTACAGTCATTTCAGTAAGTAATTTCTAAAAATTTCTAAAAATTCAGTTTATCTCCAGCTCCTTCTCAGCAATCACCTGAGGAACTTCTTGGTCGTTGACGCTAAACGTGAAAGCCTCCGTTTCGAGATGCTTTCCAACAGAAACCTTTATCTCTCCTGGAATCTTGTTTTGGATGTGATGGCGCAAGTAAGCAAGCAACAAGACGATCTGTGTCAACGTAGTCTTGTCTCCGAACATTCTGATGTCTGCTTCGAAGTGCTGAGAATAATTCCGTTTGCCCGTCTGGACGTTATTAGACAATTGTGCTTCTTGATTCATGTGATACTCGTTTTGAGAACAATGAAATATTACTGCGTTTGGTTTAGTTGTTGTTTGCAGAAGCTTGTAAAATCTCTAGACGCTGTTGCAAATCTGCTAACTGCTCAAAAATCTCTTTCATCGAGTTTTTCAGTTCAGAAGAAGTAACGTAATCGTTGTCTGGGTTGACAGATCTAGAAGACGCGGCTGCGGTTGTGGTTTCTTCCTCTTCATCTGGTCCAGCATATCCAGAAAGGCCAGTGTAAACTCCGCCCATGAACGCATTAGCTACGTGGTTCGCCAACGAAGTGTTAGCTGCAAAATATTTGTCTGAATTGCTTCCGACTGGAAATCCAGTCATGACTTTCAATTCCATTCCTTTTTTGACTGGGAACGTGAATCCGACGTAAGAAAGATAGTTGTTTTTGATGAACGGTTGGACCTGCAGAATGCTCCACCCTCTTTCTCCCAAAAGTCTTTCTTTTCCGAGAAGAGCTACCCAACGAGTTTCGTTAGATTGAGATGGATTGTTGATTTCGTCTAACCAGCCATAGCAGGTGAAGATTCCAGAAGCCGGAGATTTCCAAGACTTAGAAGTTCTTTCTCCGGGTTCGATCTTGAAAACATATTCATTTGGAGTTATGCTTTTGATATCTTGGTCCATGACGAAGTATGGAGTAGAATTTAACTCCCATTCGCCATCGCTTTCTGCTGGATTGAAGATGTTTACTATTCTTTCTTGAGCGCTTGCGTCACTTTGGTCGTTAGAAAGACGAGTCACAAAGCCGAAGTTTGGTCCAATCGTTGGAGTGGAATGAATTGCTGTGAACTTCTGAAGCGTGTCGTAGTTGACTGAATAATCAGCTAAGCTAGAATCATTCAACGAAAAATCAGAAAGAGGAGAATTGTCAATCAACGGATCAGACGCAAACGTCTTTTGCCCATCGAACTTGAAATCGTTTGTTGCGATAGAAAGAACTGTGGCGCAAAGATCGTCTAGTCTAAGATCGCTGAGAAGTCCGTTTTTGGAATGAAGACCAGCGTAAACGTCATTAGATATTTTTTCAGAAAGAGAACCAGCTAAAATAGCTCTGCTAGCATAGCGATAGACGACATTGCTGCTCTCTAGACC